GGTGGCGAGTACCTTTTTTGCGTTGACGGGACGCCCGGCGGCGCGACTGCGCAACTTCAAATTCTGATGCCGAACGGTACTTGGTCGCCTGTTGCGGTATTCAGCAACAGTCTGGTTTCTACCACGACCCTGCCTTTTGCTCAGACTGGTGTTGACCTGCCGGCATGCAACGTGCGCGTTGCACTGAATGGTGGTACGCCAAGCGGCGTTAACGCCTACTTGGTGGGCCTTGGCTGATGGCGCAATCCGTCATCGACATTTGCAACAGCGCGCTACAGCGCGTTGGCGCGACCACGATCCTGAGCCTTTCGGATAACAGCCCCGAGGCTCGGGCGTGTTCGGTCGCTTATGACAGCAATCGTCGTGACGAATTGAGAAAGCACCGCTGGAATTTTGCGACTCAGCGCGCGGTGCTGGCCCCGGACAGTACCGCTCCGGCGTTTGATTTTGACTACGCCTTCACCCTGCCCAGCGATTGTTTGCGCGTCATCCGCCCCAACACTTACGATCTGGACTGGGTGGTTGAAGGGCGGAAAATCCTCACCAATGACAGCGACACGCTTTACCTGCGCTACATCGCCGACATCACGGACGTGACGCAGTGGGACGCCAGTTTTTACAACGTCTGTTCGGCGGCGCTGGCGATTGATATTTGCGAGCGGTTGACGCAAAGCAACAGCAAAAAACAGTTGTTGATGGGCGACTACAACGACGTGATACGCAATGCCCGACGGGTCGATGCTTTTGAGTCTGGCCCCGAGGACGCTCCCGAGGATGACTGGTGGGTTGCGAGGTACTAAATGCCACGCTCCACGTGGGTTCAAAACAACTTTAATGCTGGCGAATGGTCCCCGCTGACCTACGGTCGCGCGGACATTGCTAAATATAAAAACGCACTGGCGACCTGTCTGAACTACGTTCCGACTGCGCAAGGCGGTTTGACGCGCCGCCCCGGCACCAAGTACATCGCCAACGTCAAGAACAGCGCCAACGCAGTGCGCTTGATCCCGTTTGAGTTCTCCATCACGCAAGCCTACGTGTTGGAGTTTGGCCCGGCCTATGTTCGTTTCTACACCAACGACGGGCAACTGCTAAGTGGCGGCCTTCCCTATGAAGTGGCAACCCCCTACGCCGCAGCCGACTTGCAAGACTTGGCGTTTACTCAAAGCGCCGACGTGCTCTATATCGTTCACCCCAACTACGCGCCGCGCAAGTTGCAACGCAATGGCGCAACCTCGTGGACGCTAAACACCATCAGCTTTTTGGATGGCCCGTATCTGCTGGTCAATTCCAGCGCCACCACCCTGACGTCCAGCGTGGCCGGGCCAGGCGCGGCGACCGTCACCGCCTCTGCCACGACCGGCATTAACGGTGGCAGCGGCTTTACCGCCAACGATGTCGGTCGTGTCATTCGCCTCAAGTCCGGTTCCACGTGGGGCTGGGGCACCATCACCGCCTACACCAGCAGCACCCAAGTAACGGTGACTTGGACGACTGCCGTGGGCACCACGGCCACGACTTTCTGGCGGCTGGGCTTGTTTGGCACCACCAATGGCTATCCGCGTGCAGTGTGTTTCAATCAAGATCGACTGGTGTTTGCGGGTTGCACGCAATACCCCAACCGCATCGACGGCAGCAACACCAGCGATTACGAAAACTTCGCGCCTTCCAAGGACGATGGCACCGTCATCGACAGCAACGCGATTTCATTTTCGCTCAACGCCACCAAGGTAAACGTCATCAACTGGTTGATGTCGGATGAGTGGGGGTTGCTGGCGGGCACGGCGTCGGGCGAATGGGTGATTGCCGCCAGCACGCAACAGAACGCGGTGACGCCTACCAACATCACCGCCAAGATGACGACCAGTTATGGCGGCACCAACGTGCCCCCGGTGCGAGTCGGCAAATGCACGCTGTTTGTCCAACGCACCAAGCGCAAGCTGCGCGAAATGTCCTACCAATTCACGCTGGGCACGTTCCAAGCGCCGGACGTGTCGCTGATTGCGGAACACCTCACCAAAAGCGGCATTAAGCAAATGGCCGCGCAAATGGCCCCGCATCCAATTGTGTGGGCGGTGCGTAACGACGGCGTGCTGGTCGGGTTCGTCTACGACAAGGACCAAGAAGTGCTGGGGTGGCACCAGCATCAGATGGGCGGCTACTCAGACGCCGCGCAAAAACTACCGCCTGTGGTGGAATCGGTGGCCGTCATTCCCGCGCCTAACGTGGATCGCGACCAAGTCTGGGTGGCGGTGCAACGCTACATCAACGGCGCGGTGGTGCGCACCGTCGAACTGATGACGAAGTATTGGGAAGATGGCGACGCGTTGGCGGATGCGTTTTTTGTGGATTGTGGCGCAACCTATTCCGGCGCAGCCACCACCACCGTCAGCGGCCTGACTTGGCTTGCCGGGCAAACGGTGAGCGTGTTGGCGGACGGTTCGGTGCACCCCGCTGTGGTGGTGAGCGGCGCGGGCGGCATCACTTTGCAGCGTAGCGCCAGCAAAGTGCAGGTCGGCTTGGGCTACAACAGCGACGGCAAAACCATGCGCATTGAGTCCGGGGGCGGTGATGGCACGGCGCAAGGCAAGTTCAAACGCATCCACCGCGCCATTTTCCGGTTCTTCCAGTCAGTCGGTTTGAATGTGCAGTCAACCGGCGGCACGGCGTTCCCCGAACCGTTCCGTACCAGTGCCGATCTGATGGACAATCCAGTTGCGCTCTATACTGGTGATAAGCGGTGGGCGTGGGATGGCACTTACGAATTGGAAGGCCAAGTGTTTTGGCGGCAATCCGACCCCTTGCCTTCCAACGTGCTGATGGTTGTGGCGCAACTTGATACACAGGATGGCGGATGATCGTCGTGCCTTTTCAGACTTGGCATTTTTGGGACATCAAGCCGCAGGCTTCGCAGGCTTACGTCCAGCAATTCGTCACGCCGGAAGGTATTGAAGCATTGGAAAAGCATTCGTCATACACGTGCTTGGTGGATGATAAGCCGGTGTGTTGCTTTGGTTGGATGGAGCTGTACCCCACTCGGGCTTCAATCTGGTCGTACATGTCGGAAGATGCGGCGCGGTATCTGGTGCATCTGACCCGTATCGCCAAGCGGTTGATTTCCACGCTGCAATACAAACGGCTGGAAATGGAAGTGGATACCGATTTTGAACAAGGGCACCGCTGGGCGCGGATGCTGGGTTTCCAATTGGAGGCGGAATGCCTGCGCGGCTTTCGCATGGATGGCGGCGATAGCGCGATTTATGCGAGGATTCTGACATGAGCTTTATTACCGCGCCGATTGCCGCGTTGGGCGGCGCATTGCTGGGCGGCATTGGCTCGAGCATGCAAGGTGAGAGCAACGCCCAAGCGTCGCAGTACAACGCGGCAGTTGCCCAACGCAACGCCGTCATCGCCCGCGATCAAGGCGAAGCCGCGGCTCAAGCACAGCAGCGCGCCGCGTCGCGTCAGATGGGCAGCATGTTGGCGAACTATGGTGCGTCGGGTGTGCAGACGGACAGCGGCAGTCCGCTGGATGTGCTGGCTGACAGCGCCCGCATGGCGGCGCTCGATAACCTCACCATCAAATACAACGCCGCCTTGCGCGCGGCGGGCTACGAGTCGGAATCCACATTAGAGAACGCCAGAGCCAAAACTTCGCGCACGTCCGGTATTTTGGGCGCTGGTTCTAACATTCTGCGCGGGTACAGCATGTTCACGCAAATGGGCAGCGCAAGCGGTAGCGCGGCGAGCAGCACTAGCGCACTGATTGGAGATTTCGGCATGGAAGATCTTGCGATGCTGGCGGTGGGCTGATTATGGCAGTCATCAACACTTACGAAGATCGCGTGGCCGCTCAAGGCGGGCTGAACACCCGAGCGGATGGCGCGGCGTTTGGGGCGAATGTTGGCGCGGCGGTGCAGGGGCTTGGCGGCGAAGTGATGAACTACGGCCAGACCCTGTACCAAAACGAAGTCCAAAATGACGTGACCAGCGTGCATGTCGAAATGGCCAAGAAGCGCGCCGAGTGGCAGCAAAAGCTCACCGACATGGCCAACCAGACCCAGCCCGGTGATGACACCTTTGTGCCGCGCTTGCAGCAAGGCTTGCAATCTGATTTCCAAAATCTGTCGCAGTCGTTCAAAACCCGTGAAGGCCAGCAGACGTTCGCCAAAATGTCCGCCGATATGTCCAGCATGTTTATGCAGGAAGCGGTGGGCATTCAGTCGCGACTGTCGGGTGAGTTTGCCAAAAACCAGTACAACTCGATGTCCAACAGTTTGGGCAGCGTGGCGGCGCAAGATCACACGCAATGGGAAAGCCTGGTGAACCAAGGCAAAGCGGCGATTGACGACCCCAACGGCCGTTTCGCGAAAGTGCCGGAAGCCACCCGCGAAGCGTTCAAACAATCACTGGAAGAACAGCTCAAATACGACGCGGCCAAGGGTTTTGCGCGGCGCTACCCCAACGCGGTGTTGGGTTCCGTGCCCAGCGAGTTGCGTCAATCCGTGCAGCAAGCCGCCGCCAACCAACCGCGCCCCGGGTTGCCGCCCGACCTTAAAGCGCCGGTGGTGAAGCCTTACGACCAAGCGACCATCGACAGCCGCGCCAAGCTGGTCAATCAACCCAGTCAATATGACCGGCTGTTTCAAGAAGCGGCCCAGCTCTACAACCTCGACTGGCGCGAACTAAAGATGCGCGCCGTGGTGGAATCGGGATTGAACCCGAATGCCAAAAGCAGCCAAGGCGCGACCGGCATCATGCAGATGGTGCCCGCTACGGCGCAGCAGCTTGGGGTTGATCCGTCTGACCCCAAAGCGGCAATTTTTGCCGGAGCCAAGTTGATCGCCGACTACCGCACCAAAGCCAATGGCGACATGGCCAAAGTGGACATGATGTATTACGGCGGTGAAAACGGTTCGGGCTGGGGCGCAAACACCAAGCAATATGCCGCCAACCTGGCAGCGTTGCGGCAGTCGGTGGGTTTAGGCAGCTCGGTTCCCCCGGAAGCCTTCGCGGAAAATGCCGTGATGCAAGTGGCGGCGTCGCAAGACTGGAAGAAGCCTTCGACCGGGATCGGTTTTATCGATTCACTTCCCGCCGACAAGTTCTTTACCATTCTCACCGAAGCCGAGCATTACCAGCGCGCCTACGACACGCAATCTGAGCGGGCGCGCATCGAGCGCGAGCATGAAGAGAAGAAAGCCCAGCAAGCCACAATGAATGGTTTTCTGTCGCGCGTTATCGACCCCCAAGCCAATGGCGCGCTGGACGAGCAAGAGATCATCCGCAACCCCACGCTGACGTGGGAGCAAAAGCAGCACATGATCGACTACAAGATTCGCCGCACCCGCGAGTTGGCGGCAGCGGCGGAATCTAAGTCGAACCCCGCTGAAGTGCGGCGGTTGATGCTGTTGGTCCATGCCGCAGATGACGACCCGGCCAAGACGTACAACATGGACCCGGTGATGGACGCCTACAAAATGGGCAACATCTCCACGCCGGAAATGCAGATGCTGCGCAAGGAAGTGGAGCAGCTTCGAGATGGCAACACCAACGGGTTTGCCAAGGACGTGAATAACGCGCGCAACGTGGTGTTTACGGCGCTTACCCGTAGCATTCTCGGTCAGGCGCAGCCTGAAGTAGCGGCGGACGCGGCCTACCGTTTCAACGCGGACATGGAAAAGCAGATCGAAACGTACCGCAAGCAAAACAAAGACCCGCGCGTGCTGCTTGATCCCACGTCGCGCGACTATTTGCTGAAGCCGGAACGTATTCAATCTTTCATGCAAAACGGCCGTGCGGCGGTCAGTGAAGCGGCCACTAAAGTGGTGCAGCAGCAAGCCGCCGCGATGCCGACTTACAAGGACTACGACAAGCTGGCCAAAGGCGCGCAATTTACTGACCCGCAGGGCAACGTGAGGGTGAAACCGTAATGGGCTGGCAAGACGCGCCGATTGTTCAAGCTGCGCCCAAGCGTGAGGCTTGGGAGGACGCGCCAGTTGTGGTGCCTTCACGCGGCCCGAAATACGCCAGCGGCATTTCTGAAGCGTTGAGCGCCGGCTATCAGGGTTCGCTCGCGGGCTTGGCCGACCGCGGCCGTCTGCCGGACATCGTGCTCGATCCGCATAACAGCAAGTGGTACGAACGACTGGCGGCGGGAGCCGCGCAGTTATTTAACGAAATCCCAGAATCCATTGCGGGCGCAGCGGCGGGTGCTCCCGCAGGTGCAGCCGTCGGCGGCGTAGCGGGTACGGTTTTCCCGGTTGTGGGCAACGTGGTGGGCGCGGGCGTGGGCGGCGTCATTGGCGCAGGCGCGGGCGCGATGGCGGTCCCTGCCGCCATTCGGCAGTCATTGATTGAAAGTTACAGCAAAGGCGCGGTGCAGAACAGCGCCGACTTTCTTGACCGCACTACCATCGTTCTCAAGCAAGCGGGCAAGGAAGGCCTGATTGGCGCAGTCACGGCGGGAGCGGGCAAAGCTGCGTCTGTGGGCGCAGCGACCATGGGCTTAGGCGCAAAAGCCACTGCGGCCGCCACCTTGGGCGCGGAAGGCACCTCGCTGGTGGTGACGCCCGCCGCGCTTGAAGGCCGGTTGCCCGAACCGCAGGACTTCATGGACGCCGCCATTTTAATTGGCGGCCTCAAAGGCGCAACCGGCGTGGCGGGAAAGTTGCGCGAAGTGTATGCCAAGACCGGCAAGACGCCGCTGGAAGTGATGGCGGACGCCAAGGCTGACCCAACAATTGCCGCAGATTTGAAGGGGGAACCCGAGACTTTCTACCACGGCACTAATTCCAAGTTCAATAATTTTGACACAACTAGAGGCTCAACGCCGGGTTCGTGGTTCACCAAAGACAAACACGCCGCCGCGCAATTTGGAGAAGTTAGCGCGTTTACGCTTGATATAAAAAACCCCGCCACAATGGCTGATTTGGCCAAAGCACGTCAGGAAGTAGTCAAGGCGGGCCTTGATGCACTGGAAAACCCGCAAGCGTTTAACAGCGCGGTAATCCAGAATCTTGAAGCCAAGGGTTTTGATGGCATTAGAGACCCGAATTTCAAAGGCGCGGGTGGCGCGGGTGACTCGGTTGCGGCGGTATTTAGACCTGAACAGATTAAACCAAAAGCCGCCGAACCCGCCGCAGCCAAAACCGAACCTACCAAAGCCGCCGAACCTGCCTACGACCCCGAAGCGCGGGTGAGCGTGCAGGCGTTTGACGCTGAAACTGGCGCGATGACTGAAACCAGCATGCTGGCCAAGGATGCGTTGTCGGATAATGCGAAACGACGCGAACAAATGGAGGGGCTGCTTAAATGTCTGGGCGCGTAATTCGAGTGGTGGCCGCAGCCAAGCGGCTTTCTCCTTCAACGGTGGAACAGGTGGTTGAACCGCGTAATGACGCGCCGCCAACCCCGGCCCCCACACAGCCGATGCCCGTCATCAACGTGACGCCGCCTGCGGTCAACGTCGATACTGCCGAACTGGCGAAGCAACTCGCGCTTAACAACGAGCTGCTTCGCCAAGTCCTAGCGGAGCTGAAACGCAAGAAGAAGTGGCAGTTTGAGGTAAACCGCGATGCGTTGGGCCGCCCTTTTCAGATTGACGCTAACGAGGCTTAATTATGGCAACAGGATATTCCACCACGCTTAGAAACGCGCAACTCGACGCGATCACCACCGCCGTTGGCAGCGCGGGCAAATTGCAGATTTACGACGGCGCGCGCCCTACGACAGGCGGAACCGCCACCAACAAGTTGGCCGAATTCACGCTGGGCTCACCGTTCGCAGCGGCGGCGGCTAGCGCAACGCTGTCCCCCACTCTGCCGTCCAATGTGTCCGGGCTGTTCGCCGGCACCGCAACGTGGTTTCGCATCACCACTTCCGGCGGCACTTTCGTGATTGACGGATCAGTTACCGCCACGGGCGGTGGCGGCGATCTTCAGCTCAATACCACGACCGTCAGTGTTGGCGCGACCGTTTCAATTTCGTCCTTTTCGATTAGCCGGGGGAACGCCTAATGTTGCCTGCATACCCACTCGTTCTCGCAGCGTCGCAAACGGACGGCACCGCGCTCGCCAACAGCACGACCGCGACCAA